AACCTGGTTCATTTATTGCGGTGATGAGTAGTCCTCGTAGTGATGTGTTGTATAGGATGATTAAGGACTTGGAAGATGCGGGGTTTGATATGAGTTTCAGTCCAATTATGTGGACTTATCATACGGGATTCCCAAAAGCATCAGATACAAGTAAGATGATAGATAAAAGGGGTGTTGATTTAGGTGATAAGTATGAAGGTAGTAAATTAGGTTTCCAACCAAAACCTGCCGTGGAACATATCATTATTGGTATGAAACCACACGGGTCAAAAAGTTATATTGATAATGTATTAAACTTTGAGGCATTACCAGATAATATCAAAATGACTTATCCATTTATTCAAGTTCCAAAACCAGCAAAGAAGGAAAAGAACTTTGGTATGACTGGTGAAGATAAACCAAGACCAGGTCAAACTGATAAAGGTAATTATTCATCTTCGGTATATTGTAAAGATTGTGGTAAAACTTTTAATGGAACAAACGACCATACAATTTGTGAAGATGGTGTAGAATATAAACCATCAACAACCACAACCAAGAATAATCATCCAACTACAAAACCAGTTAAACTAATGTCCTACATCATCACCTTATTCACAAGGGAAGGGGACTGGGTATTAGACCCGTTCTTGGGTAGTGGAACGACTGGTATAGCATCAAAACTTATCAACAGAAACTTTATCGGGGTGGAAAGGGAAAAAGAATACTTTGATATATGTGAGGAAAGATTATCTGTTTCAAGGGAAGAATTGGTAAAGTTCTTTAAGGAAACCAAAGACACACAGACAAAGTTGGACTTATGAGATACTCAAAAGGTATAATGTGGTTGGATGATACAAGGATACCATTTGTTGATGAGGGGGACATACCAAATGATATGGATAAAACTCATTTAGATGGTAGAAACTTTTATACCCAAGTGTATAATGGGTTTATGTATAATCAAAATACTCAAGGTAGATTCACTCCCAATCTACTGGTGTGTGATGATATGTTAAATGATGGTGTTATAACAAAACAAAGTAAAAGAACCTATAAACCAACAGAAAATATGGGTTCTTTATTTGGTAATAGTCCCCAAGCACACGGAGTAGGAATTGGTGATAGTGGTTCATCAAGTAGATACTATGACTTGGATAAATGGTTTGATAAAGTTATAGACAACTTATGATAAAGATACAAACCACAAAAGTATTTCAAGATTTGATATCAACAGATAAAAGAATCTGTGTATTTCAAGGTTCATCAAGAGCATCAAAAACCTATAACATCTTAATTTACTTTGTCTATAAGTTATTGAGTGAAGATGATAAGGTATTATCCATTGTTAGAAAAACCTTACCAGCACTTAAAGGTTCAGTATTAAGGGACTTAAAACAAATCTTAATTGACTTTGGTATGTATGACCCCAACAAATGGCATTCAGTTGATGGGTATTATGAGTTGGGAACAAATATTATTGAGTGGTTTTCCGTTGATGATGAAACTAAACTCCGCGGCCGAAAAAGAAATTATTTATTTATAAATGAGAGTACGGAGGTTTCTTATGATGAATATATACAATTAGCATTAAGAACATCAGGACGAATTGTAATTGACTTAAACCCATCACTATGGAATAGTTGGATATATGACTTGGAAAATGAACCAGATGTCTTTTATACAATAGTTACATACAAGGACAATCCGTTCTTATCACAATCACTTATAGATGAAATTGAAAAACTTAAAACAAAAGATAAGAACCTTTGGATGGTATTTGGTGAAGGACAAAAAGGAGTTCCAACAAAAGTTGTATTTAACCATCAACAATATTATACTGACTTACCCCCATCTGCTAAACTATTGGGATGTGGAATTGATTTTGGGTTTTCTGACCCTTGTACTTTAATCCGTGTTTATAAAGATGGTGATAACATTTATTGTGAAGAATTATTGTATTTAAGAAATGTAACCATACCTGATTTCATTTACAAGATAAAGGACTTGGGGATTAACCTAACAGATGATTTTATTTGTGATAGTGCCAACCCTCAAGCAATAACAGAAATGTCCCGTAATGGGATAAACACAAAACCAGTTAAGAAGGACACCATCTTATCAGGAATAGACCAAATCAAAAGACATAATTTTTTTGTTAATGAGAACTCAAAGAACTTACAAGAAGAGTTAAATTCCTATGTTTGGAAAACCAATAAAGACGGACATAACCTTGATGAACCAGAAGACAAGAACAATCACCTTCTTGACCCATTAAGATATGTCTTAACAATGAAGGTAATGAGAAACACTGGTGTCTATGTCTATTAAAATGAACCCCCTAATAAAATAATATTTACTAATATAGTATGACTGAAACTCACATAGAATACAAAGGAAAAAAGTATGAGGTAAAGGAACCGACAATAAACACTTGGAAAAACATAATGATATTCAAGGATTTATTGGATGAAGAAGAAATGTATGTTAAGATGATTGCAGAGGTTACTGGTTTATCTGTTGATGAAATAAAGGACACAGATGCTCTACAAATAAGAAAAGTTGGAAACACCTTATGGAGATATTTAAACCAAGAATCAAAAGATTTACACAAGACAATTCAACACAAAGGAATTACTTATCAACTGGTTGATGTGAATAAAATATCATTTGGACAATTTGTTGATATTGATACCTTCTTAAAAAAAGATGAAGCCTATAAAATTGGAAATCTACATGAATTAGCAGCATATTTATATTGTGAATCAGGAACTACTTACGGACAATCTGATTTTACAACAAAGATGGAAGCATTCAAAGATTTACCTGTTAAATATGTGGAAGCACCAATTTTTTTTTTGTTGAGTTTACACGAGGGATTGCGACAAATTATCACACTTTATTCCAAGAATCCAGTGTTGTTTTGGATGATGAGGTTGAAATTGGCTTTTATGAGTTTTATGGGTGGTATTCAGCAATTTCTTTTCTCGCCGAAAACAAAGTCTGGCAAATTGACAATGTTACTAACCTCCCCCTTGTGGCTTGTCTTAACCATCTTGCTTACATTGTGGACCTCAATAATGAAAAAGAAAAAGAAATGAAAAAACAACATTAAGTAGATGACAGGACAAACTATTAACTTTAAGACATTAGCGGATGATTTTCAAAATCTTGCCCTACATCACAAACAACTCAATTCATTTGGGTTGGGGGATATATCGCAATTATCTTATTGGACACAATTAAGGGATAAGGAAGAGAACACACAATACCAAGCCCCTTATTATCCGTTGTTATATGTTGTTCCGTCAAAGATTACAAATGAATTACATTATAAGACATGGGAGTTTAATACAGTTGTTGGTGATATTGTTGAAAGGGATTTAGCAAACCAAGTTGATACAGTATCAGACACCCTACAAATCTTACAAGATGTTATTAGTCAATTTAGATTATCTGTAACAGAGAACTTGGGAAATTATAATGACAAGTACTACTTGGATGATGCGGTTATTTGCACACCCTTTTTAGAAAAACAAGATGATTTATTAAATGGTTGGAACGGGTTATTAAAGATTAAAACAATGACATACCTTGATAGGTGTTCAGCAGCGTTTAATCCTTTTACAGGAACCCCAATACAACACTTGGAAGGTATTAACTTTAAGACATTCCACGATGACTTTAGGATGCTTGCAGACCACCACAAACAACTTAATTCATTTGGTTTTGGTTCGGTAGAAGATTTTAGTTATTGGACTGAATCAAGGGATAAAGAAGACAACCCCAATTTCCAAGCACCAATTTATCCATTGTTGTATGTTGTTCCTGGTGAGGTTCAACAAAACTTTGGTTATATGAATTATACCTTTACTGTGATTGTATCTGATATCATTGAAAGGGATTTAGTCAATCAAACTGACATATTGTCAGACACCAACCAGATATTAGATGATATCATAAGTCAATTTAGATTATCTGTTACTGACTCATTGGGTAATTTCAATAATGAATATTATTTAGATGAATCCATTGTATGCACACCCTTCCTTGAAAAGTATGATGACTTATTGGGGGGATGGACTGCTGAATTAGGAATTGAGGTTAAAATACCACTTAACAGATGTGATGCAGCATTTGATTCATTTATTCCAAGTCCAACACCAAGTAATACTCCAACCCCTACTGTTACACCAACACTTACACAGACACCTACAAACACTCCAACAAATACAGTTACCCCAACTGAAACACCAACAAATACTCCAAGTGTAACACCGACTATTACCCCGACTAAAACTATTACACCAACACCAAGTATTACTGCCACACAAACCCCAAGTGTTACACCAACAAACACTCCTTCAATTACGCCAACCAATACTGTAACACCGACAACAACATCTACAAACACACCAACACCAACTCAAACAGCATCACCTGGTGCATCACAAACACCAACACCTACAAATACTCCTACCAACACACCTACTAATACAATAACATCAACACCGACTATTACACCAACCAATACTGTTACCCCAACTAACACACAAACATCTACGCCTACAAACACTCCAACAAAGACACCTACTAATACCCCAACAAATACTCCTACCAATACTGCCACAAACACACCAACACCTTCAATTACTGCAAGTGTTACACCTTCAATTACGCCAACAAATACTCCTACCAATAGTTTAACACCTACTCCAAGTATTACGCCTACTAACACACAGACACCAACCAATACTGTTACCCCTACAAACACACAGACACCTTCTGTAACACCAACAAATACAATCACACCTACTAACACACAAACACCAACCAATACTGTTACACCATCTATTACGCCTACAAATACTAATACCCCAACTAATACTGTTACACCTACTAACACACCAACTAATAGTTTAACACCTACACCAAGTATTACGCCAACAAACACACAGACACCTACCAATACTGTTACACCTTCAATTACCCCTACCAATACAATAACTCCAACACAAACCCCAAGTTCAACACCAATAGCGGTTTATTCAGGAACCTTCTGCACAGGTAATACACAAAGTGATTCTTGTCTTTGTACTAATTCAGTAACATTGTATAGTTCACAACCATTCTATACATTGAACCAACAGGTGTTTGTTAATTCATCATTAAACCCTGCAAGTTGGGCACCATTTGGATTGTATATGGCAAGTGGTGGAACATCTTATCAGTATCAATATACAATGTTTGCACCTGGTTTGGTTGATTTGGGAGCATGTCCAAGTCCAACACCAACCCCTACTGTTACCGCAACATCTACTAAAACACCAACACCAACGCCTACTGTTACACCAACAATAACATCTACAACAACTAAAACACCAACCCCTACTCCTACAACAACACCAACGGCAACTTGTAATTGTGTGGGTTATACATCAGTATGGACTTGTGCACCATCAGTTAACTATTATAGCGTCAATTATATTGATTGTTATGGAAATCCACAAGTAGTTGGACCATACCAAGATAATACTTGGAGCAGTGGTGTTAAGTTCTGTGCATTACCAGGACAATACACAGCACAAACTGCTTGTATTCAATTTAATACTGATTGTTGTGGAACACCTGTTACACCAACACCAAGTGTTACCCCAACCAATACAGCAACACCAACAATCACACCTACAAAAACGCCTACTAACACACCGACAAATACTGTAACACCTTCAATAACTCTTTCTGTTACACCTACAAAAACACCTACTAACACACCTACTAACACATCTACTATTACTCCAAGTATAACACCTACTAACACACCTACAAGAACTTTAACTCCAACTCCAACACCAACATCAAGTTCAACACCATTACCTGATGTTAACGCAACAGCATACTTGGATAAAGTTGTTACAACTGGTGGAACATTAAATTCAACAATTTCAGCGGCAACATATACAATGTTTGGAGCATTGAAATCAAATAATTTATGGAATAAGATATATGCATTTTATCCATACATTGGTGGAACCGCAAACTCACAAGGTGTTAATGGTAAATCACCATCTGCCAATTCAATAACTTGGAATGGTGGTTGGTCATTTGGAAACTCAATAGGTTCTGTTCCAAACGGATTAAATACCTATGGTGTATTAAATGGTGTTAAACCATCATTATATTCACCACAAAATGATTCATCATTTGGTGTTTATTTATTAACAAATGATACAACACAAGATAGAATAGATTTAGGTGTATACCAAAGTTCAACTGGTTCAGAGGTTCAATTCTTGGCATATCAAAATTCAACATATTCACCATACGCTAAAATAAACTCTGCAACCCCAACAAGAGGTGCAAATCTTATTTCTAATACACAAGGATTCTTTGTTGTATCAAGAACTGAATCAACAAAACAATATGTTTATAGAAATGGTTCATTTAGTGTTAGTGGAACATCAAATTCCGTTGCACCTGTATCTAATTTTGATTTAATGGTTGGAAACCAAAGTGAAGATGGTGTACCAGGTGTTAACCCATCATTAAGAGCACAAGGATTTATGTTTGTTGGTTCAGGTTTAACCGCATCAGATGTTTCAACTTTATCAACCATTGTTAATAATTTCCAAACAAGTTTGGGTAGAAATACATATTAAAGATTATGTTTGAGTTAGCAGATGACGCATTATTAGCAATAGGAAAAATCTTCATTGAAATGATGAAGAAGAAAATCCAAGAAAAGATTTACCCCTATGGAAATCCAAACCAAAAAGGTGTGGGTGATAAAGTTGCATCAGGGACATTATTAAACTCATTAACAGTTAGATTAGTACCAGCATCAAAAGATAGTGCTGGTGGTATTGAAATCACTTATGAGGACTATTTCAAGTATGTTAACTTGGGTAGAAGAGCAGGAAAAAACTTTGTTCCAATACCAGCGATATTAGATTGGATTAAAATAAGGGGAATAAAAGGTAGAAGCAAAAAAGGTAGGTTTATTTCCAATTTAAGTTTTGCATTTGCAATCAGACAAAACATATATAAGTATGGTATCCGTCCAAGTAATATTTATGATAAAGGACTTGATTCACTTGCAGATATATTTGAGAACCCACCTGAAGAGTTAATGGAAGCCTACAATGAATTATATTCAGCCATAGAAAATGATGTATATAACTTTGTTGAAGCAAATATAAAAGAAATTGAAGTACAAACAAAAATAACAACATAATGAGTTTAACATTAGAAATAAGACAAATGCCGTTATCGGTAACCCCGACTCACTCTGACCATACTTGGAATGTTGTGATGAATGATTACTCAGGTTATACGGATATTAGATTGGTAGTTGATATCTACAAGAACCCATATAGAAATGATTCAGGCTCAACACAAGATTATGGTAAGGTAGCAAGATTACTGGTTCCACCAAATCAGTTAGGTAATTGTATTTTCAATGTTGAAACAATTATATATAACTTAACAAATCCAAACCCAAGAAATATGGGTGGTTATGTGGGACAAACAGCACATACTGAAACAATGAACCCATATCAGGTGTTGTATAATAACTCACAAACAACATTTGTAACAGGTAATACATCACAAGCCTTTATTGGAAATAACATAAGTTCCACAATATCTTTTTCAAATGGATTTAACGGAGGTTATGAAGGTTTTGAGAACATATACCACATCAATGAATATCGCTGTTTATTTGGTATTCAATACACCAATACGGGTGGAACAACAACAGTAACAGTTCCAATAAATTATTCAGCATACACAGGATACACAGGTGGTTCAATTTCCATTACATCAGCAGCGGGACAACCTTATGGTGTTATGATTTATCCTGGTGTTCAAAACAACAAACAATTATCAACAAAGTATTATTATTCAGGTAATAACCTAAATGGACAATACAATTACTTAAACACCCAAGTTTATGATTATCAAATGAACACTGGTGATACTGGTTATTTTATGTCAACATTTGGTTCAGAAACAATACCGATGACAATATTAAACTCCAATGTATATCAAACAAGATATAGAACACATTATTACAAGTGTCCTATTGTTGCAGGGTTTATGTATGGTGGAAATCCTTTGTTTGATAACACAAGCCAAGTTAAAGCAATTGCATACCTACAAAAGACACAAACCAATGGACAAAACAATTATGATGTAATTCAGACAAACGCCGTTGATTTTACAGGTAGAGCAAATCCCCAAACAAGTGCACCTTATGGATATATGAACCAAAGAATTGCTTATGGTATATTCAAACCAAACCCTGTTGTAAGGACTGGTTCAGATGTTGCCATATTCTTATCCAATAGTGTTACAGGAATTGACTATGATGTCAATGCCGTATCAGAGTTAGTGCAATATAAAATGGTGGGTGATGAGTGTTTCAACAATCCAATATCCTTTTTATTCCTTAACAGACAAGGGATTTGGGATACATATACATTTACAAAGAAATCAACAAAGAAATATAATGTTAATAAAAAGACATACAACCAACAAAAATCATTAAATACAAAATGGTGGAACAGACAATCTTATGACACAAGTGAAACTGTATTTTATGGTGATGCTGAAGAAATACTAACAGTTGCTTCTAACTTTGTAATACAAAATGATGTTATTGTTATTGAAGATTTATTGATGTCCCCTTATGTTTATATGATAATGGATAGTTGGTTACCATCAACCAATTTAGAATCAATCTACCCTTATCTAATCCCGTGTACCGTTCAAAACAAAGAGGTTGTTGAATATGTTAACAAATACCAACACATATTCCAATATACCATTGAGTTAAAACAAGTACCATACAGACCATTTTATATCCCATTCTAATATGCTTCAAATCAGGACAACAGTTAATAACAATTACATTTATCTTGACCTATATAAAAATGAGCCAGTTTTCTTAAATGTTTCATTTTCAGAGTTACAAGATATAACCAAGAAGAACTCCAATTTCTCAAGGCAATTTTCATTACCTGGTTCCAAGAACAACAACCTTACATTTAATTTCTTTTATGACTTAAATGCTGTTCCAACAAACTTTAACCCCAACAATAAGTTTGAGGCAGAGTTGTTATGGGAAGGTTATGAAATAATGAGAGGTAATATCAGGTTGAATAGTGTATCCATAACCAATGGTGAAATAATCTATTCAGTTACCTTTTATAACCAAGTGGGTGATTTGATGGCAAACATTGGGGATAAGTTCTTATTTGATTTGGATTTAGCCGATATATCACACCCATATTCTGATGAGGTAATATTACAATCAAACTTTGACCCTAATTTATTTCCAATCACTGGTACAACAAACTATTCATATCAAAATGGAAAAACAATGTGGGGGTTATATAACATTGGTTATGAATACATTTCAGGTAATACCTTATTTGATAGTGCAACACCATTGGTTCAATTCACACCAGTATCAAGTGGTTTATCATATAATCCAACACCGGGTAATTTTGATAACTCAACAACACCTGTTAGAGATTATTATTACAAACCAGCAATTCAAGT